CTCTTTAAAATTTACACCTTCTTGTTGCATGTCCCCAAAGTCATTGCTTGTGGGGAGGTTGATTCGAAGCTTTGTGATGTCAAAATAATTTAAGAGTTTAATGAAAATTTTAACAGCCGCATGGAGTCCGACATTAGACTTGTCGTTATTGGTTGCGATAATAATTTGATCCAGTTCGTGGGAAAGAAGAAATGATATTTGTTTAGAGCTCAGGTCTAGTCCGCCAACAACCAAGTGGTTTAAAAAATTATTTTCAGTTAATGCGAGACTGTCTCCAATGCTTTCTACAATAATGATTTCACGCCGTTCTTGAGTGCGCTCCAGAAAGGGGAACGAGCCTGTGTCGTTGGAGATGCAAATAGGATAAAGCCAGTTAGACTTACGGCCCACATGCTTCCACTTAGGAAATTCTGATTCACTCTTCCAGCGTAAATGGCGTCCCGTAAAGCCAATAATTTGAGAAGGGTCGTTTTCGTCAAAAATGGGGAAAACAAATCTACCGTTCAACTTGCCCGCGGTAGCTAGGCCTCCTTTATAGAGCTTTAATGTCAAATTTGAGACTTTTTTATCGTTATAGAATTTAAAATGAGGTAATAATTTGGATAAATATTCCAATGAGTAGATTTCGTCCATCTGTATTTTAACTTTTTGATCCTCCTTTTCAAAGGTGCTAGGCGATTTGGCGTCGCCAGAAGGCTGGATATAGCGAGATAGTATTTTTTTGTCCTTAGTTCCTAGGGTTTTTTCCACTAAAGCTTGAAAGGGCAAAAAGGAAGTATCGTCAACATAGTCGCGCCACACCCCGGAATCTTTATATATTTGTACCGCAGTAAAGTTATTTCCGTTGCGCCACAAGGCGTTAGTTTGCCAATAGGGTCCGCGATCTCGCAATTTGAACCCTAACTCATTAAGCACCTCTTTAATATCTTCGGTTTCCATTAACGTAAAAGCTCCGGAATAAAATCATCAGCAACGTTTTCGTCAGCGTCAAGCTCACCGTTGACGTCTAGAGCTCTAACCAAATCAACCATATCGCCACGCTCTTCCACGTTGAAGCCGTCCATTTGCAAATTAATAGCATTCTTGCGCAAGGAACCATCGGGCATTCTAACTGGGTTAATGGCTCGCATGTATTCAGCGCCTAGGTGGCGAGACTTTACGTTAATTAGTTTATGAGTGCCAAAGTTTGGCTCATTGGCTGTCTCGTCTAATGTTTTTTGTCTTAAAATAAACATATGAGAACAAAATTGTGTGATGCGATCTGATAGAGAGACGATACTTTCGTTATCAATAACGTCTTGTGCTTGGCGATTATTAACAATACCTTGGCGATTGCTTTGTACAGAAGTAATCATTGGAATAAGAGGAACACCATCACTTAAAATTTCTTTTTGAATAGTCTTTTTAAATTTATCTACCATCTCTCCAACAATTTGCCATTCTGACTTTGCGCCATTATTTTCAAACGTAGTTTTGATGTAATCAAAAGAAAAAATCATGGGGTTTCCTCGACCAATCTTAGAATAATAAAAACGACGCAAAGTAGCCGTCATGTTATCAACGCTCATCCCCCCCACATTATAATAATAGAACTTAATCTTTTTTACTTCCTTCCAAACAGCCCGAACCTTATTAACAATTTCTTCCCCCGCTTGTCTCCATTGGCCTGTTTCTAATAGGTTCGCTGATACTCCGCTTAACGCTGAACATTGACGCACAATCAACTCTTCTTTAGACATTTCCCCATTATCAAAATGCAACACAGGGACATCATATTCAGAAGATACCTTGGTACAGAAATCCATACAGAAACGGGTCTTGCCGACGCCTGAGCGGGCCACTATGACCGTTATATTACCCGGACGTAACAGTGAGCCATAAATATCATTAACGCGCTTATACGGGCTCATAAGGCCAAACTCAGTAACAGGGTTATTGCCTCTAACTTCTATCCATTCCTCCATCTCATCCGAGATATTGACCGGGCTGTTAGGCCCGGCGTCAAAGAAGTTTATTTTTTCATTAAAAGTGTTGTCTGCGCTCTCTATGATGTCATTATAAGATATAGAGGGTGACATTTTGCGCATAGACTCCGCCACTTTTTTTGCCCCTTCAAAAATCTCACGCCTAACTGTATATTTTTTTAACTCTTGGGCTATTTTTTCTACATTATCCGAGGAAACTTTGCGAAGCGCAAGGGAGTGTATATAATCTGAAATCTTAATGTCACTAGGAAAACTAATGTTAAGCGCATCTACTCGCTGCGACAAAAGCACCTCGTCCATTTTTTCTGCGTTCTCAAGGGCCTGCCGAAGAACGTAGAAAATTGTTTTATTTATAGAATTTTCATCAGCACAAAAATCGTTCTCATCAATAAAGCTTGCGATATTTCCGTACTTGGCTGGGTGCTTTATCAGCGCAGAAAGCAAATGTTGTTCAAGCTCTAAAGAAAATATCATACAGGGATAACTGTACTGTGAGAAAGGGAAAAAGTCAAGGTTTAATTAAAATAGTCGCGAGAGTTGACCGCCTTGTCACAGATAAACAAATCATACAAAGGTTTTCCTAGTTTTAGCTCATGAAACTTGGCTTTCCATTCTTTCATTTGTTTTTGGGTTATTTTGCTGTGGTCTTTCCGTGACCCGGATCCGCGAGCGGTCCAATAAACAATAGTGTGGCCTGCGTCATAAAGGTCGTTAATTTTTTCAATGTTTTTTTTGATAGGGGTTGATTGGGTATAATCCCGATCATCCGGTGTCACACAGATAGTCTCGTCTATATCAACGTATATAATCATTTCTACGATGAGTTATCTTCTGAAAGAGCTTTTTCTCCTAGTTCCATATCGTCTAAAAATTTTTCTAATGCTTTGCGTAGTCCCATTTCCACAATCTGAGACCCAATTTTACATTGGATCAGAGGTCGCCCATCTTGGGTGACATACGCTAAAATAAAACCCCCGTCGTCACCGTCTCCTGTAAATTCAAAAAGCTTATCTAAAAAACTGTTTGGAATAGTAAATTCTTCTATGGGGCGGTCTGACATTTCTTCGTTCATTTATTATATAGTATTTACACAAGTTGTTAGCATATAGACTTATGCAACTCGTCGAAGTCTACGTTATCTTCGTGCACTTCTAAGAGTTGGATGTTGTTAAGCTCACAAAAAGATAATTTTTCGTCATCTCTTTTTAATTGATTTAAATAATTTATTTTATTATCCTTATGGAAGAACTTGTTGTACTTCGTGTGCTGTTTTCCTTGCACTTCTATAGCTATGTCTTTTGTGGCGTTATAGAAATCCAAAGTTAGACGGGAACCAACGACTGGAAACTCTTCAAAAACAACATCGCCATCCCAGAAAACTTTTAAAAAATTTTTAACCTTAGCTTGTAGTTTGCTGCGACTTCCCTCTTCCCAATCAATCAAATAATTAGTGGGCTTTTTGATACGCCGCCGTTTACCTAGCAAGGTTTTAAATGTCATCTTAAACAGAAAGCACCATCTTTTTAAAATAATTCATCAGGTGATCTTTAGCCTCCGGACTTTCTTCTAGAAACTTATCAAATTGATGCTCTCCTTGTATCTTTTCAGGAAAGTCAATTTTGGCTTCGGACATTATATTAAGCAATTCGGGGTCAAATTCTATCCAACCGGCTCCTTTTCTGTGGGCAAAATCCCATAAAAATAACATATCTAAAATTTCTTTTTCTATCCAAATGCTTTTGCCTCCTTTGCGCCCATAGATAACAGGATATTTAATAACTGCATTGGTCTTTTCATTAGGGCTTTTTTTGACTGTGATTTTGGCGAAGTGACCAATGATTTTATTCTTGTCTGGGTCATGCTTCTCGCTCGGCTTCTCTAATATCCAATCTTTTTTAAAACGTGGCTCAAATTCAAGAATAAAATTAGCAAAATGTAACAAAGCATTACCCCCTGTGGCAGTGGTCTGGCGAATAGGAGCCTTGCTGTAAGGGTCAAGTTGAATATCAGCGCGAACCTGAGAAATAAAAAGCGCCATGTGCCCTCGTTTGGTCAAACCAATACTTACGCGCTTCATAAAGTCTGCCGCAATAACAGCGCCCCCCGCAACTTTTCTTGACTCTTCAAAGGTCTTAAGGGTATCGCCTTTAGAGATTAAACCGTCCACCGAATCTAAGATAAAGCAATAGCGGGTATCATCTGAGTTTTTTCCAACCAAGAGGCGTAAGGCCTCCACTACGGTTTCGTAAATATTGCATTCAAACA